CCCTTAGAAATACAACGTGCTTTGTTCCAGATGGTGTACAGTTGACAGATGCTGAAGGTAAAACTGTAACACCACCACCTGTAATTAAGGAAGGTGGTTTATCAAATGTGACAGAAATTGTTACCGGTAAAACAGAAAAAAGAAATTTATATGTTGCCGGTCAAGGCGATGCAGAATGGGCTGGTTTAAATAGCAGAGGTACAAATGTTGGAGGTACATATGAATTTAAAACACTTTCATCAACCGATCATATAGAGGCTGAATTTAGATTTGCATCAAACCAAAGAGAAATTACCTGTCTTATTATAGATTGGTCTAATCTGCCATTTGGATATGATGATTATACAGTTGATGAAATACACCAAGCAATAAGCAATTTTCACATAACAGAATATGGCATTAGTAGAACACAATCAAGACCAAACGATTATGGATTACAAACACATATGTATGTTCATCAAAGTGGACTGATTAAAAAGGTTGTCCCTCCAAAAAATAAAATTATTTCATTAGGATATCCAGTACGTCAAAAAATATATGATAACGCAATTCACATTACATTAAATGCAAGTGCAAAAACATCCAAACCACACAGACAATTAGAATCAATGGATGAAATTATTAAATCATTTATTAAGGTATTTCCAGGTGCAGAAATATATGGAGCAAATGATTTATTACCTGAAAATTCAACAGCAGCGCCTGGGTTTAGTGTACGACCATATATTCTAAGAAAATTTGGTAAGGCATCAATTAATGATGAAATACCTGTAAAAGAGGTATTATCTGCAAAACAATTGGCTGACCTACAACCTGCAAATATTGTAACACCTCAACCCCAACATAATAAAATACCAGACCCAAATAAACTTATCACGGATTTAGGTAGGGAAGGATTTGATGCCACTGAATCATTAAGTACATGGTTTAATGATAACCAGGATACAATTGATTTGTTGAGACAAAAGGCCGAAAAAGTATTTGAGGCTCTTCAGGTTGATGGTAGTGGTATTACGGATAATGCAGTTAAGGTATTGGATGAAACACAGGATAATAAGTTAACAGAAAATCTACGCAATAAAATGTCTGCAGCGGCCAAAGGAATAAAGTATGTCTGATATTGAAAAGGTATTAAAAAATAAAGTAAAGGCAAGAGATGGATTTGCAGATCCTACAAATAACTTCCCTAGTGTTGGTTATGGCAATGCCTCATCATTAAATAAAGCCGCCAGAGGTGTGCACACAAATGAATTGTATATTGGCGGAGGTACTGCAGATTTAAATCTGGATTTAAAAGAAAATGATCACTCAGAATATCCTTTAAATCAGGTAAAGGAAAGTATTTCAGGGCACATTACAGAAGTTGATGACACACCAAATAACGAAAGGTTATTGTGGAGACATAAAACTGGTTCAGGTGTTGAAATGAGACCTGATGGTACAATTATTGTTTCATCAAGACATAATACAATTCATATCACAGGTGGTGATCAAAAGGTTATCATTGAAGGTGATGGTGATATACATTATCATGGTAATTTAAGATTACATGTATCTGGTGATTTGGATATGGATGTTGGGGGAGATTACAATTTAAGAGTACATGGTGATAAGAATGAGGAAGTGTATGGTGGGTCAAATACCAAAGTGTATGAAAATAAATTGGAAACTGTATCAGGTAATGCATCGACATTTGTGAGTGGTACAAATACCAATACATTTTTATCTGACAATAACACAATCATTAAGGGTGCAAATACCGAGCGTATTGGTGGTAAACATGCACAATACATTGGCGATGACGCAATTGTGACCGCAAAAAATGCGATGAATTTTACATCACCAGATATAAACATTGCAGCAACGGACCTTACAGCAATTTCAACTACCGGTGCAATAGGTGGTGATAATGTAATACACTATGGTAAAAATTATTATGGTACATCAGCAACATTTACTGCTGGTGTTACAGCACCAACATTCCATGGCGATTTAAAAGGTACTGCAGAAAGATCCGTCACGTCTGATGTAACCAATTCACAAAATTATTCTGACCCAGACCCAGGTGGTGGTACAGGCTCTGCTCAAGGTTATTCGGTTACAAACACTGCAACTGATACTGCAAACAGAATGACACCACCAGGCCCTTCATCATCAACCATGGATCAATACCTAAATCAATCTGATAAAGGTGTAAGAAATGTAACAATTGATCCTGGTAATGCAATGAAGGATACCATTAATAGGTCAAATAGATATGATGGTATCTCAAAACACCCATTGACAACAGAAATGGTTAGATCAAAACTCAGAGATCCAAATACTGCAAGAAATAAAAAGTTTGTTGCTCGTGCAATTGCAGAAGGTGTGTTATCACCAACATATATTCAACAAAAACCAGAGCAATTTGATATTGGGCTTATTTTTAACAGAGATGGTACTGGTAAGATACCTTCAGGTAAACTGTTGGGTAACGAGGATCAAAGATTAGAAAAAATTGCAAATGAATCAAACACAATTGTTGTTCGTACACTCATACCAAACCAACTTTATAATCCAGAGTTACAATATACAAAGTATGGTGTGATTAATAGTAAAACAAAACTTGGTTCAGGTATTCCACTTGCTAAATTCCTTGGTGGTTATGGTGATCCTATTACATTGGAACATATCACGGATGATATTGAGCGTATAAAAATTGCTCGTAATTTATATGCACATGCAGAGTTTATGAAATCTGCCCAACAATACCTTGAGGAATTAAATAGTCATAGGCTTGTAGTGGCAGAAGGTTTGTATAGAAAAAGAGAAACATTAGATCCTAACAGTCTTAATTATCTGGCGGCTCGTGGTCAGGTTGTTGTGTATGAATTAAGGGATAGGAATGGACTTATTGATATTGATAAAACATTTGATTTGGCATTATATTGTAAGGATTATGTAAATTTTGATAGAATGATTTTAGATTATGATTCATATAATCCGGATGATTCATTGAACGCACAAATTATTATTCAAATGCCATCTGTAAATGCCGATTGGAATATGAGATATAGAAATGAAATAGAAACTCGTTATAATAATTACACACAAACAAATGGTGAATTGGTAGAAATATCTCCAAAAAGTATATAAATAGAGATAACAATATTAGAGGGTTAAATGGCTAGAGCATTTTCAATAGAGGATGGGAATTTAAGTACATCCATTGCCAGTACTAGAACAAGGCAATATGTTGACTTGGATCTAACCTTTACAGCAAAACCTGCAGGGGATGTGTATAAAAAACAGGACGCTGCAGCGGTAAAGCAATCCATAAAAAATCTTTTATTAACATCACGTGGCGAAAAACCTTTTCAACCATATTTTGGTGCAGATTTACATTCTGCTCTTTTTGAATTAGATGCAGACTTTGATCCAGAATATGTGCAGAATATGATATATGATGCAATTAAAAACTTTGAACCTAGGGCTAATGTTCTGGCCGTAACAGTTCAATTACAACCGGATTATAATTCACTCGACGTATCAGTGCAAATTCAAATAATAAGCACAAAAGAAATTGTTACAGTCGATGTATCATTAGCGAGGCTCAGATAAATGTCAACCGTTATTAAATCATCAGAACTTGATTTTCAAAATATTAAGGAATCACTTAAAGATTATTTTAAATCAAAAAGTGAATTTGCCGACTATGATTTTGAGGCATCTGGTCTTAATAACCTTTTGGATGTTCTTGCGTATAATACACACTTAAATGGTTTAACTGCAAACTTTGCAATTAATGAATCATTTTTACCAACAGCACAATTAAGATCATCCGTTGTATCACATGCCGAAACATTAGGCTATGAGGTACGATCAATCACAACATCAAAGGCTGTTGTAAATCTTTCTGTAAATATGTCAGGTGTTGTAGGAAGAAGGCCACAAATTCAATTACCTGTTGGGTGGACATTTACATCATCCATTGATGGAATATCATATACATTCAGAACACAAGAATCATACTTTGCAAAGGATGATGGTACTGGTACCTACATATTTAAGGATTCAAAAGGCTCCAGTAATATACCAATTGCAGAAGGTATTGAAAAAACAAAAACATTTCTTGTTGGTGAGAAAAATGAAAGACAAGTTTTTGTAATACCTGATGAAACAATGGATATTGCTACAGCCAAGGTCCTTGTATACAACAATGCAGGATCAACAGGTTATCAAACTTATATTCCTCTGAAAAAAGCAGTAACGATTGATAAGGATTCAAGGGTATTTTCTGTACGCGAGGCACCCAACGGACACTACGAACTAAATTTTGGGGATGGTGTATCATTTGGTAAAAAACCAGATCCAGGTCAAAAAGTTGTTGTGACCTATTTGTCAAGTAAAGGACCACTTGCAGATAACGGTACAGTGTTTACCTCAAATAGTGATTTTAATCATTTAGGTAATGATTATCCAGTTGTTGTAACAACACAAACAGAATCAACAGGTGGTGCAAACAAACAAACAATTGAAAGTATAAAACAATTAGCACCAATTGCGTATGCCGCGCAACAGAGATTGGTCACATCACTTGATTATAAAGGCACAATTCTTAGTAACTTTACAGATGTTACGGATTGTAATGTTTGGTCAGGTGATCAAAATATACCACTTGATTATGGTGCAGTGTATGTTTCACTTAATTTTGCAGATGGTATATCTGATACCGTAAAGGAAAATACAAAGGCTCAGATTATTGGCCAATTTACTGATAATCTTTCAGTTGTTTCCATTACAACAAAATATACAGATCCTACAGAATTATTCCTTGAATTAACATTGGGATTTAATTTTGATCCTTCACTTACTGGATTTAGTTTATCTGCAACCGAGAGTACTGTATATAGATTTATGAATAGATATTTTAGTGAAAATCTAAATAAGTTTGAAAAAATATTTAGACGTAGTAATATGTTAACAGAGGTTGATGCAATTGATCAGGCCATCCTATCAAGTAAATGTGATGTAAAGGCTCAGCTCAGGTTTGAACCTACGATTGGAGATAAGAGAACATTTGAATTAAACTATCCTATGTCAATTGCACCACCTGATCCCTACACATATATTGTCCAATCAAGTACATTTGAATATGAAGGAACACTTGCTCTTATCAGAAACAAACTAAGCTCTACAAGATTACAGGTAACAGATATTGATGGTAATGTTTTGTTGGATAATGTTGGTGAGTATTTCCCTGCAACTGGTTTGGTAAAAATTGTTGGATTTACACCAGAGGCATTTATTGGTGGGTTTGATTATATTAAGGTATCAGTGGTGCCACTGAATGAAAGTGTAATTAAACCATTGCGTAATTATGTAATTAAACTTGATGAAACACTTTCATATGCCACTGCAACATTGGATAGACAAAACACAACATCGACGGTATAAGTTATGGCTGCATTTGCACAAACATTAAGAGATTTTGGTAGACATGCCACCAATTTAAATAAAACTCTTGTTGATGAGATATTACCAGAGCACTATCGTGATGATTATCCTAACCTTATTACCTTCCTTGATGCATACTATGAATTTTTGGATTCAGCTGAAAATTTTGGTGGTATCATTGAAGAGTTACAAACCATAAGGGATATTGAGGACACAAAACTTAGATATCTGGATTTGTTATTTGACGAACTCGGACTTGGTATATCTGAAGGTCAGTTTATAACACCAAGGGAAGTGATTAGAAACTTCGGTAACTTTTTTAGGGTAAAAGGTTCCGAATATTCTGTGCATGGGTTTTTTAGAGCATTCTTTAATGAAGAGATTGAAATTACATATCCGAAAGAAAGACTCTTTATTGTTGGTAAATCAAGAGTTGGTACAGAGGATGCAAAGGTAATCCAGGATGGTAGACTTTTTCAAGTTTTTTCAACTCTTATCAGAGGACCAATCCCATTAGTACAATGGGAGCAATTATATAGAAACTTTGTACATCCATCAGGTTTTTATTTGGGTGCATATGTTGTTTTGGAATCTGAACCTCAGGTACCTATTACAACTGGCATTTCAATACCTTATATTAATCCAAATATCAATGTATTTAGTTCTGCCGCCCTTACATATGCCGCTGAGGGTGAGGCAATTGGTGCTCTAGGATCCTTTAGACCATTACCAGAACCTGGTATTGCCAAAACAATTAGTGGCTATAGAGTTGCATATTATGGATTGGATGGACAAGATTCTGACCAAATTAACAATGAGGCTCTACTTTATGTAAACAGGGATTATGTTGCAGAAAGTTATGCAGGAGAGCTTGAACGATTCTACCTACGTGATAGATATAATCTGTATCGTAACTTTGATGCATTTGGTTCTATGACAATATTTGAACTAGAAGAATATTATAGTAGCATGTACGAACTGAGTGGTTTCTGGGTATCATTCGATGATAAGATAGATGCAACCGGTGCATCATCAAATAACGTACCTAATTCTGCAGTTAAATTCTCATCTACTAATGACACATTTGATGCACGGGTATGGTATAGAAAGTAATAAACCATTATAAATAATGTTAAACATTTTAGGAAATAAAAATGGCAAGACAAATTATAGATAGAGGTACTACAGGTAACGATGGGACCGGCGATGATCTGTATACAGGTGCCGGAAAAATTAATGACAACTTTGAGGAACTATATGCTGCTGTACAGGATATTGAAACCATAGTCGGTACTGATTCTGCCGTAAACCTTGGTGTAAAGCTTGTTACAAATGGGATTGTTTATGAAGGATCAACTGCAGATTCCTTTGAGACAACTCTTATAACCACAGACCCAACAGCAGACAGAACAATTACCTTTCCTGATAGCTCAGGTAATGTCGCCTTATTACATAATATCACAGACACAATTGATTCTGATTATGTACAAGGTAAGGCCGTTGAATTGGATTTAAGAAATTACACAGTCGCCAGTGCCCCAACAGGCTCCCACGGTAAAATGATTTTTGTTACCGATGGTGATTCAGGCGATCCATGTCTTGCAATCTTCGACAGCGCAGCAGGTTTTTACAAACGAATTGCTCTCGGCGTCGCAATTAGTACTTAATAGGATATAGAAAATGCCAGCAACGATTACAGATACATTAAGACAACAGATTGCCCGTGACTTCTTCGAGCGGTTTGAACAACAGACACATAACTATTATGTGGGTATTGGTAGATCCCAGCCTTGGGATTCACAGGAAAATGTTCCTACACCAGTAAATAGCCCTGAAGAGGTTTCTAAATTACGGAATGCCCTACAGTCAATTAAAAAGGTTAAATCAACATCATTGGTTGTACCTCGTAACAATTGGTCAAATGGTACCATTTATTCTCCATATGACGATACACGAGCTGGATATCCTACACAACCATATTATGTAAAAAATGATAATAACCAAGTGTATGTCTGTTTAGAAGTTGGCCGTAACAGACTTGGTGTTGCACAACCATCAACTGTTGAACCAACAGGATCAAACCATAGCTCATTTAGAACAGCAGACGGTTATGTATGGAAATTTATCTATACAATTAGTGGTGCAAGGCAAGAACAATTCCAATCATCAAATTTTATGCCTGTCCAAAAACAAGGTGCAACCGATTCAAACTCTACTGGCATTGAGTTAAAACAGGAAGCCGTACAGGATAGTGCAGTAGGTGGCCAGGTTCTTAGTATTGCATTAACAGATCCAGGATCTGGTTATACAAGTATTCCTACAGTGACAATTACAGGTAATGGTACTGATGCAAAGGCAGTAGCAGATATTGACTCTGCCGCTGGTGTAATTTCACGCATTCGTATTAAGGATAGTGCTCATCCATCTGGCCCTGGTACAACTGCAAACCTTGCTCACGGTAGTGGTTATACAATTGCATTTGTAACAATTACAGGTGGTGGTGGAACAGGAGCAAAGGCCCGAGCAATTTTACCATTTAATGATTCCGGTGTTGGTGCCGATGCAAGGATTGATTTAAAATCTGCATCAGTTATGTTCCATACACTCCTTGAAGGTAATGATAGTGATTTCCTACTAGGGCAGGATTTCAGACAGGTTACACTCTTTAAGGATCCATTAAATAGACAAGGCGCAAAGGTTATATCAAACACTGCAGGATGTTTGGATTATATGAGGTTGTCCAGCACATTGGCACCATTTACAAGAGATAAAATTATTGAAGGGCAGACTACATTTGCCCAGGCATATATAGATGATATTGATTCTGATAAAATTTATTTCCACCAGGATGCTGAAACAGGTTTCACTGCATTCCAGGATGGAGAAATTATTGAGGAAACAACAGGCCCTGGTCAGGGTATTATTGATTCAGCCTTAATCCTATCTGAGGTTGATAGACGGACTGGGGATATTCTATATATTGACAATAGAGCGCCAGTTGAAAGAACAGCAGCGCAATCAGAAGATATAAAAATCATTCTACAATTCTAAGGAATAGAAGATGGCAACAGTATATACAGATACCTTATTTGATACAAAGTATAAGGACGATTTTGCAGACAGTGATGGATATTATCGCATACTGTTTAATGCCGGCCGTTCACTACAAGCACGTGAACTTACGCAGATGCAAACAATCATCCAAAAACAAATTGAACGTTTTGGTAATAACATTTTTAAGGAAGGTGCTGTTGTAAAACCAGGTGGTTTGAATATTGATACTGCCTATGAATTTGTAAAACTGGATCCCACATCAACAGGTGTTGGTGCAACAGTTGGTGAGATTATTACCGGTGCAACATCAGGTTTAAAGGCTGAGGTGCTTGAAAGAGTTGCTGCAGTCGCAGGTGATCCTCACACATACTACATTAAATATGTAAACACAACCGCTGCTTCTGCTGGTGGTACTACACCTCGTTTCACACCAGGTGAAAGTTTAGGTTCTGGTAGAGTTGTACAAATTACTAATACACTTGCAGATCCTGCAGTTGGTAGAGGTACTCGTATTACAGTTGGTGAAAGTATTTATTTCACACAAGGTTTCTTTGTATATACAGAACAACAATCAGCAATTATTGCCAAGTATGATGATACACCAACAACCAATGTCGGTTTTAAAATTGAACAACAGATATTTGGTGTTGATGATGATTTACAACTATATGATAACCAAGGTACAAGTATTAATACAACAGCACCTGGTGCTGACAGATATAAAATTACACTTACACTTACACATGATGATGTTGTTGATTCAGATGAAAACTTTATCCATGTTGCCACTGTAAGGGATGGTGCTGTATTCACTGCTGTGTCTGCACAACAAGATCAAGCATATAATATTCCAAGGGATATGATTGCAACAAGAATTAAAGAAAATTCAGGCGATTATATTGTAAAACCATTTAGAATTACCTTTGAAGAGGATTCACAGGATACTCATTTATTGCTTAAGGCAAGTGATGGTATTGTTGTTGTGGATGGATATAGAAGTGCTAGGTATTCTCCAACAGATATTCGTGTTCAAAAACCAACAACTGATATTGAGATTGAAGGCGAATTTATGCCTGTTGATTATGGTCACTATGTTGATGTTGCGGCAGGCCAAGCAAGAGGTGGTCCTGATATTTCAACATTTGAAGAATTAAATCTACGTTCTGCAGTTAACTATGGTGGTAGTACAATTGGTACTGCCAGGGTAAGATCAATTGTTGAGAATGGTGTTGATTATAGATTCTATCTCTTTGATTTAAGAATGAACTCTGGTAAAAACTTCAGAGATGTAAGATCAATTGGTACATCATCATCTAGTTATTTCAATCCTACCATTTCAGGTACCAATGCGCAATTAGAGGATCCGCTAAACAATACACTCATTTATCCAACACTTGCACAAAGACCAAGAATTATTGACCCACAGAGTATGGAAGTTCAGATTTTAAGATCCGGTACATCTGATGGTTCTGGTAACTTTACTGTAAGTATTCCAACACAATATGTTTTGGATAATACAAATGATTGGATGATTTTTACAGATACTGGTCAGGTTTCAAATGGTTCACTTGGTGGTATTACATCAGGTTCAAATACAACAACAATTACAGGGTTGCCCATTAATACACCTATTAAGGCATATGTGTATGGTTCAACATCCACACCCATTGTGAGAGCAAAAACTCTTGCAACAAACCAAACTGTCACTACAACAGTTTCAACCGATGCATATACAGGTGAGCAATTTATTAACCTTGGTGTTCCGGATGCATATGAAATTAAAAGAATTACATTAAATGATTCTGATGGTGCCGATGTATCTCATAAATTTACATTTGATGACGGACAAAGAGATAACTATTATGGTTTATCAAGGCTTGTTTTAAATGATGGACAAACTGCACCTGCTGGTAATGTTTATGTTAAGTTTGATCATTTTAACCATGGCGCTGGTAACTTCTTTGCAGTTAATTCGTATACCGGTGTTGTTGACTATGATCAAATTCCAAGTCACACATTTTCCAATGGACAAATTATTAACCTAAGAGATGCCTATGATTTTAGACCTGTTGTAAATTCATCAGGTGATTTTACAGAAGCAAATATTTCATATCTTCCTGTCCCAACAGATCTAATTGTTTCTGATAATACATATTACCTATCACAGGCATTTAAACTTGTGATTGATACCGAGGCAAACCTTGATATTGTAAGGGGTGAAACATCCTTTGCACCAAATTATCCTACAGCACCTGAAGGAACACTACCTCTTTACAATTTTAAAATGAATCCAAATACATTGAATGAAGAGGATATGTATGTAGAGAAAATTGACCATCAACGATATACGATGGATGATATTAACTACCTTGAAAAGAGAATTGAAAAATTGGAAGAGATTACATCACTTTCAATGCTTGAATTACAGACTAATAATTTTGAGGTTCTTGACTCTGCAGGCTTGAATAGAACAAAATCTGGTTTTGTGGTGGATAATTTTACAAACCATCTATTATCAGATGTGGATAATCCATTCTATAGAGCATCGATTGATCCATCCGAAGGTCTCTTACGCCCTGCATTTACTGAAGAAAACCTAAGGTTAATATATGACTCTGATAATTCAACTGGTGTTGTGAAAAAGGGTGATAACATTTATCTACAATTTACTGAGGAAAATTATATCACACAACCTTTTGCAACCAAAGCAGTAAAAATTAATCCATACTCTGCTACTGTTTACACAGGTAACCTATTGGTATCACCATCATCTGATGAATGGAGAGATACAAACACATTGGCTAGAAATGTAATTGATGGTGGAACAAAACTTGCAACAAACACTGCCGCCAATTGGAATAACTGGGAATGGAACTGGGGTGGTAAGGATCTAGAGGACCTAAAGGTTGGCGATCAGACAAACACCATATCCAGAACAAGTGGCCGAACAACAACCAAAACTGTAAATAAGGTTGTTAAATCACAGGTTGTTGAAGAAAGAATTGGTACAAGAGTTGTTCAAGTGGCAATGCTACCATTTATGAGATCTAGGATTGTGAGTATTAGGGCTCAAGGTTTACGGCCTAATTCAAATGTATATCTCTTTATGGATGGTAAACCAATGGCAAATTATGTCAGAGAGGCAACATTCCAAAGATATTCATCAACAACAAAGGATTATGGCAACACACTGCGAAATAGAACATCACACCCTGATGGTGCAGGTCTCTTAACAACTGATAATTCAGGTAAGGTTGATATATCATTTATGGTACCTAATAATAATACTCATAGATTTAGAGCTGGTAGCCATGAAATCATGATACTTGATATTGATGTTGCAAAAGAAAAACAATCAGGTACCGTAGCTAGAGCAATTTATTCTGCCCAAGGTTGGTTGGATACAATTCAACATGATGTTAAATCAACACGTGTACTAGAAATTGAAGGATCCAAGTCATCTGTTACGGCACCAGCACCTCGCAGACAACGTAATAATGATGGTGGTGGTTCCGGTGGTACATCAACCTCAGGTGGTGGTGGAGGATCAGGTGGTTACTGGTCAACACGACACATCAATGATGCTGGACAAAGAGTTTATAAATGGAATGGACCTGGTACAAGACCTGATACAACAGATCCACACAAAAACCGTATTCCAAACTTTAATCAACCAACAAGGAATAAGGATAGAGCAGGTTCCACTTCAAAAGCCTCAAGCAATCCTAAAATTGTATGTACAGAAATGTATCGTCAAACACAACTTGATGATTGGGCAAAGGCAATGAGAATTTGGGATACATATCAACGTAGGCATCTTACACCATATCACGAAATTGGTTACCATTGGTTATTTAAGCCATATGTTCGTGGTATGCAAAGAAGTGGCGTATTAACAAAACTTGGTGCATATTTGGCCAAGGAAAGAACACAACACTTGAAACATGTTTTAACCAGAGGTAAAGCAAAGGATAGTATTATTGGTAATGTTTGGTCCAAAATTATACATCCAGTTGTTCATGTGGCTGGTAGAATTAAAACAAAAATTTATGGGGAATCTGAGTAATGTCATTAAATTCACTAGGTTATAAATTAGGTAAAAGTCCAATTGCTCAATCATTCTACGTAGATGACGCCAAGGGGATCTTTGCTACAAAAATCCAATTATATTTTAAGAGAAGATTTAGCGCAACTGCTGACCTACAGTTGCCTATTAACATTCACATTAGACCAATGCGTAATGGTATGCCATCGGATGTTGAAATTATTCCTGGTTCATCTGTATTTGTTGATTACAACTTTGTAAATGCAACATCAGACGCATCAGTGGCTACAGATTTTACATTTGAAGAGCCAATTTTCCTAGATGGTTTAACAGATTATGCAATTGTTGTATATGCCGAAACACCAGAATATGAAATATTCCTTGCAGAAATAGATGAAACGGTTGTAGGTTCTGCATCTGCTCGTGTAAATCTAAATCCAAATACTGGTAGTGTTTTCTATTCTCAGAATGGTGCTACATTTACGGCAAACCAAAAACAAGATTTAAAATTTAATGTTGTAAGGGCAAGGTTTAACACAGGTACTGCTGCTACTGTAAGGCTTAAAAACGCATCCGTACCAAGACAATTACTCAATGATAATGTAATTAGAACATTTGGTGGAGCTTCTAATGTTAGGGTTCATACAATTAACCATGGACTACAGGTAAATGATACTGTATCAATATCAGGAGCAACTGCAGTTGGTGGTTTTACAGCCAATCAATTAAATACTGATCACACAATTACAAAGATTGATGCCGGTGGGTATGAATTTAATATGAGTGGTAATGCTGACTCGGATGCATTTGGTGGTGGAACAGATATTCTTGCAACAAAGAATATTCCATATTCACTGGTTTGGCCAAACATGGCAATAATGAAACCAACTGGTACTGCTGTAACTGCAACATTTAAAGGAACAACAGGCAAATCATTTGCTGGTGCTGAAACTCCATATACGGTTGATGGTGCGTTTACTGCAATTAATTTAAATAAAAATAATATTGCATTGGATAGAAACTATGTAATTGCTGCTGATTCAATTGCAGATGCAGAAATTGCAATTGGTGCATCAACTGCACTTATGGAGGTTGAACTTGCATCTGGAGATAATTTTATCTCACCTGTAATTGATTTACAAAGATCATCACTTACATTGGTTGACAACGTGATTGACAAACAAGATTCTGCCGCTACAAGTGGATTTAATGTACCATTGAATTTTGTAAATGAAACACAACCAAGTGGTGGTTCAGCAGCGGCAAAACATATTACAACGGTTACAACACTTGCACAATCTGCCGTAGGGCTTAAGGTTCTGTTAACTGCAAATAGACCTAAGGCTGCTGGTATTGATTTGTACTATAGGGTATCATCTGAAAGTGAATTAATTAATACAAAGAATTGGGTTAAAGTGCTTCCAGAAACAAATAACCCATCGGATGAGAATACATCCGTATTTAGAGAATATGAATATTTGGTTGGTGGTAAAGGTGGGCAACTTAAATCCTTTATTAAGTTCCAATTAAAGATTGTCATGACATCTACAAACTCGGCCAAGGTACCGGTCATTAAGGATTTGAGAACAATAGCACTGAGTGTATAATGGATTATAAAAAAGTTGAAGGCTTTGATGGTTTGGTAAGAAATGATCAAGGTGTTATATTAAATACAAATGTTTCTGAGGTACAGGCTGCAAGAGCCCGTAAAAAGGCTAGAAAAAGAAAAGAAAGAGAACTTGAGGATTTAAAACAGGATGTTGATGACCTTAAGGATCTGATGAAAAGGATTGCAGAGAAATTAGATGTCACGTAAAATTCTTGTCCAAAAAACAAATACGTTAGATATCTGGCGTCAAAAAACAAATCAGATGTCTGATTATATTGAAGATCTGGATGATTTGGATCCTTATTTTCAGGCACCTACTGGTTATTCTACACCTCAAGACTCAAATATTGTTGATGCAATTAATACCATTGGTAATGGGCTTGATAAAATTGAATGTTACCTATATGATCCAGTTTTACCACACGACTCTGATAAATGTATTATTGGTAAAATAACTGCAAACCTTGGCGTTGATTCAGGTTATATTGAAAAATTAGATTTACAACAATTATGGAATTATGATTCTGCTCTTGTTGGACCTCGCAATCCAGATAGTGATTATACATTTTATGGTGATTCACCAGGCACCTCGGCCTTTGATTTTAATGCTGATAGTGTACATATAAATCGGTTGTATGTTCCTAATGCAGATTTTATTGATAGCGCACAGATTTATAAAAGATTAAATGTACATGAATGGACACAAAAGACTGGTGATGATACAGGGTTTAACTCAGAGAAGGTTACCTTTAATGAGTATGTCAATATAAATACCCTACATATGGATAGTCAAAGTGTTGACATCATTCGACCTTTTTATATTAATCCACCCAGTGGAAACAAAGCAAGCGCACATTTTGGAGCATATCTATTTGATTCAGAGGAAGGCCATATGGCCACAGTTGATCCGGACTTCACATTATCATAAGGAAAAATAAATGGCACGTAAAATTACAGTAGATTTCACCAATGCAATTGGTACATTTATGGCCAAAACAAATTTGATGTCTGATTATCTAGGCGACCTTGATGATCTTGATTCTGAATTTGCGGATAATT